GATCGCATCAGAGCTTTGCTCGATGCATGGGGAGCTTCTCGCCGTAATCGCAGCACAGCATTTCTGAACGCTGATGTGAAAATGGAAACAATCGGATTCGATCCTGAAAAATTGCAGCTGGCTTCAGCGAGATCATACATCGCGACAGAATTAGCCAGGGCGATTGGCATCCCAGCATTTTTTGTTGATGCTGAAACTGGATCATCAATGACATATTCAAACAGCGAAACAACAAGAAAATCATTGCTTGATTTTTCTTTGCGACCAATGATGACAGCAATTGAAGAAAGAATGTCAATGCCTGATTTCTTGCCTTCATCACAAATTGCAAAATTTGATTTGGATTCTTACCTACGCGGAAGCGCAACGGAAAGAGCAAATGTGTACAAGATTCTCAGCGGCATTGTTGATGCTGAAGGGAATGCAGCAATCACCATCGATGAAATTAGACGAGCAGAGGAAATGATTTCATGAAGATAAGCACACCATTCAAGATCAGTGCAGCCGATACAAATTCGCGAACCATTGCTGGTCGCATTTTGGAATTTGGTGTCGCTGCAAATGCATCGACCGGCAAAGTCATGTTCGAAATTGGATCAGTTGAGCCAGCAACAGTGAAGCTCAATTTGGAGCATCAATCAGATCGCCCGATCGGTCGCGCCATCGATGTATCACTTTCAGATGACAAAACAATGATGGATGGAATTTTCAAGATTGCTAACACCACAGCTGGATCAGATTCATTGGTCGAAGCACAAGATGGATTGCGTGACGGCTTCTCAGTTGAAGTTGATGCCGAAGAATACACATGGGCTGAAGATGGCACATTGGTGATTTCAAAAGGTACTTTGACAGGCGTTGCATTAACACACAACCCAGCTTTCAAAAATGCTCGTGTCGATTCCGTAGCTGCAACAGAGGGCGAAGAAGTCGCCGAAGAAGTTTCTGAATCCGATGTGGATGCAGAAAACCCAACAACACAAGAAGGAGACGAAGTGGAAAACGCCGTCACAAACGCGGAAGCCGTAGAGTCGGTGGAAGCTACTCAGTCAATCAAGGCAGCTGCACCTGTAGTGGGTGGCTCATTTACAAAGCCACGCCTAGAGTTCACAGCCGCAAAGTATGTGGAAAACACAATTCGCGCAGCAATGGGCGATGAAGATGCTCGTCAGTATGTTCGCGCAGCTGACAACACAACCGACAACGCTGGTCTTGTACCAACACGCCAGCTTTCAGAGGTTGTCAATGGTCTTTCAACATTGATCCGCCCATCAATCGATGCAATCTCTCGTGGAGCATTGCCTGATGCTGGAATGACTTTCGAAATTCCAAAGATCACAGTTGCACCAACAGTTGCTGTCACAGCTGAAGAAGGCACACCATCAGAAACTGATCAAAACTCAGCTTTCATTTCTGTGGATGTCAAGACCTTCAGTGGGCAACAGACATTCTCGACACAAATCCTCGACCGCAGCTCGCCCGCATTCTTTGAGGAGCTTGTACGAAATATGGCGGCAGCTAAGGCAAAGGCAGAGAATGCCTATGTTTCAGCGGCTCTCGTATCAGCTGCAACAGCTGACGGCACAGGCACAACAACATATCCAACAGCTGCAGAGCTTCTTGGTGTTGTAGCTCGTGGTGCTGCATCAGTTTATGGCGCAACAGCTGGTCTCCCAAATGGTTTCGCAAAGAACATCATCATGGGAACAGGTCAGTGGTCAAATGTCATGACACTGAATGATTCAGGTCGCCCAATTTATACAGCACAGCAACCAATGAACGCTGGCGGCGTAGCTCGCCCAGATTCATTGCGTGGCAATGTCGCAGGTTTGGATCTTTATGTTGATCCATCACTAGCTGCAACAGATGCAGATGGAACAATCTTGATCGTGAACCCAGATGCTTACACATGGTACGAGGGCAACACATACCGCCTTCGCGCAGATGTAGTTGCTTCAGGTCAGATCACTATCGGTTATTACGGATACGGAGCACTAGCGACAAAGATTGCCGCTGGAGCTTTCAAGAATAACAAGTCATAACCACCAATCAATCATCGGCTGGGTTCTCCCGATCTCAGCCGAGCAGAATATAAAGGAGAAGTGCTCATGCCAGCGATCGTCACAGCTGCACAGTTGCGAACAGTGCTCGGTGTGAGCACTTCTCTTTATTCTGATGCTTATCTTGATGAAATCATCAACACAGCTGAAAGCGTGATTTTGCCATTGCTGATCGCAAATCAAGTTGCTGTGGTTGATTACAAGCTTGAATCAAATGTTGCTTACTATTACACCCAGCGAGCTCACCATTTTGTTGCAGGTCAGTCTGTTGTCGTAGCTGGTCTCCCAGCTCCATTTTCTGCCACTGTAACTGTTTCAGACGACAAGATCACGCCATATTCATTCACAGCTGCAATCACAAATGCCGATGTCACATTGCGAACATCGATCCCAGCTGGCACAGCAACGCTTGCAGGATATTCAGCTGCAACACTTTATGCAGACAATGATGCAATCGAATCAGCTGTCTTGGTGGTCAGCGTTGAAGTATTTCAATCTCGCATCGCAGCTGGTGGACAAATCGAAGGTGTCGATTTTGCTTCAACACCCTACCGCATGGGCAAAAATCTCGCGGCTCGTGTCAGCTCATTGCTTTCAGCTTATCTTGATGTCGAATCGATTTGTCAATGACAGCGAGCACAATCGGCGGCTCTGTCCGAACACCATTGGCGAATGCATTCTCTGCATTGGCGGCTTCGATCTATAGCTCAGTACCTGAGACAGTGATCAGCCCAGCAATCGTGTTGATTCCAGATTCTCCATATCTAGAGCCAAATTTGATCAATCAATCGACCACAAAGCTTCAGGTCAATCTTGTCGTGACGGCGATTGTCAATTACAACAGCAACGCTGGCTCGCTAGATAACCTGGAGCAGCTTGTCGTCAGCATTCTCGGTGCAATGCCATCGGGATACATTGTGGGAGCTGTAGAGCGACCAACAGTGGTTCAAATCGGTGCAGGATCATTTCTTGCTGCCGATATTTCAGTATCAACCCAATACACCCAAACAAACTAAGGAGCTCCAGTGGCAACGACAATCATCACGGGTCGCGATCTCACTTTGACGATTGCTTCCACAAATTACGATGCTCAGGCAACATCAGCGACCCTCAGCAACTCACCAACCATTGAGGCATATCAAACCCTCGATGGCAAAGTTTTTAAGCACATCGATGACACATGGACATTTGCTGTCGAAATGCTTGCAGACTGGGGAGCTTCAGGCTCACTGTGCGAAGCACTATGGACAGCGGCAGAATCAGCACCAAACACAACATTGGCTGTTTCATTGACAGCTGTTTCAGGCGCGGTTTTCGCATTCAATGTTTTGCCTGAATATCCAGCTGTAGGCGGCACAGCACCTGATGCACAGACTGTGACCCTAAACTTCACAGTGACAGCTGCACCAACCGAAACATTCAGCTAAAAACTAGAGATCGGGAGAAAAGAAATGAAGCTACCAATCACAATCGAATACAACAATGGCGAGTCAGATATTTACATCGCACAGCCGCCTGAATGGGCAAAGTGGGAAGTGAAAACTGGCAACACCATTTCACAGGCACAAGAAAAGATCGGCATCAATGATCTGATGTTTTTGGCTTATCACGCCATGAAGCGTGGATCAGCTGGAAAGCCTGTGAAGCCGTATGAGGCTTGGATGGAAACCATCGCTGATGTTCGAGTCGGAGATGACGACCCAAAAGCCACAAGCGCGGAAGCGTAAGTCGCTTACTGGTTGAGGTGGCAATTGCCACTGGAATTCCAATGAGCGAATGGCAAAGCGCGGAAGATATATTGACAGCTTTGGAGATATTGGAGAGCAGGAATGGCAGCTGAGCAGGTCTCGTATGATAAAAACGAGCTTCGAGCTGTCATTCGTGCCTTCAAAGTCATGGATGAAGAATCTATTCAAGCTGCAAAAACTCAATCGGGAGCACTAGCAACCTATCTTCAGCGGAAAATCATCGATGCCGCTGGTCGAACACGAAACATCGTTGATGATCGCATTGCACAAGGTTCGCGTGTTTCAAAGTCATCAAAGATCGGCGAGATCAGCTTTGGCTTTGCTTCACAGCGATTCAGCGGCGGCGGTACAACACAACAGCTTTGGGGCGGCGCAGAATTTGGATCAAACAAATATAAGCAATTCCCCAGCTGGTCAGGTCGTCAAGGTCGCGGCTCTCGCGGTTGGTTTATCTATCCGACACTACGAGCAGAGCAGCCATATTTGATCCGTGAGTGGGAAAATAACTTTGACAAAATTCTGAAAGAGTGGGATCGCTGATGGCACAAAGTAGAACCTTAAAGCTGGCTTTGCTGGCTGACATTGCCAATTTCAGCACCAACATGGATTCGGCAGGGAAGAAGTCACAAACCCTTGGTGATCAATTTTCAGATTTTGGAAAAAAGGCTGCATTGGCATTTGCCGCAGCTGGCGCAGCTATTGGCGCATATGCAAAGGTCGCCATCGAGAATGCCGCAGCTGACGAAAAGGCACAGCGCAATCTTGCACTGACAATTGAAAACACGACATCGGCAACAGCAAAGCAAATTGCTGGCGTTGAGGATTACATCAGCAAAGTTTCGCTTCAAATCGGTGTGACCGATGATGAGCTTCGCCCAGCTTTCGGGCGATTGGTTCGATCCACAAAAGATGTTGAAGATGCTCAGCGATTGCTCAATTTGGCATTGGATATTTCAGCCGCCACAGGCAAGCCGCTGGAAGGTGTCGCAAATGCGCTTGGCAAGGCATATGACGGCAATGCAGCTTCGCTTGGTCGCTTAGGTCTAGGCATCGATTCTTCGATCCTTAAATCAAAAGATTTCGATGCAATTTTCAATACGCTGACAGACACATTTGGTGGCTTTGCTGACAATGAAGCTCAAAGCGTTGATAAAGCTTTTGCCCGAATCAAGATCGCTGGCGATGAAATTCAAGAGCAAATTGGTATGGCTTTGCTGCCTGTCATTGAAAGGCTCACCACATATATTCTTGAAAGTGTTGTGCCTGTGGTTCAGCAATTTGTGAATGGCTTGACAGGTTCAGGCGGACTTTCGGAAGGTCTGTCAGATTCTGAAAAGAAGGCTTACACATGGGGCGAACGAGTCAAAGCTGTCATGAAAACTGTGGGCGAATTCAAAGAAGAATTGATT